GTTTCCCAGTCACGATCAGGGGGGGCTGGCTCAATTACCAAGTCTTGCACAACCTATTGCTTCAGCAACAGGTAATATTGGTCAGACTTTGGCACAAGGTCAAATTGCTTCGGCTCAAGCTAGTCAAGATACAAGTCAAAATCAATTTGGTAATTTAATGGGGGCAAGTAATTTAGGTATGCAAATTTGGGGAATGTTTTAGGAGGACATAATGCCATTTCAATATACTCCAGTTAATTATCAACAACCTGTTCAACCCATTGAGTACACACCGACTCAACAACAAAATCAGCAACAGGATTCTCCTAGCATGGGTGGCATTCAGGATATTCTTGAAATGTTCAAGGATACTCCTACTACCGAGTCTTTACCTAGTTCCACGGTTAGTACCACGGGGGTAGGGTCCGGGCTAGGTTACTCAGGAAGTAGTGCTTTTGGGGTTGCTGATGCTGCCAGTGTATTTGGCGAGGGTGCTAATATAGCGGGTAGTGGGTTTGAGGGCTATGGCGTAGCTGACCCTTCAAGTGTATTCGGCAGTGAGTCTCTGAGTTCAGCCAGTAGTTCAGCCAGTAGTTCAAGCGGCTCTAGTTTCCCTATTGCTGGTATTGTTATGGCAGCTATTGCGGCACAACATGGGCTATCTAAGGACACTGATACTGAGGTTGAGGGTGTTAGAACTAAAGATGCTTTTGAAGGTCATTTCGCAACTGAGCCTTGGTTAGCGTGGGCGCATGATAAACTTGGCATGGAACCCACTGAAGGTGAGAAGTTTGATGCGGCCTTTAAGAACAAAGATTATGAAACTGCTATTGAGCGACATCCTGAAGCATTTTCTTATTGGGCTGACCCTGCAACATCTGTAGCTGCTGATGGTCTTGAAGCATTAGGTATGGACAAAAAGACTGCTGACTGGTTCAACCCAGTGGGTAAAGTAGGCGAGTGGGCCGGTGATGCGGCCTCCATTGGTGGTGTGAGTGGCAAACTCGGTGGTTTCCTTGATAAAGTATTTTAGGAGTTGTTATGAACGGTAATCCATTTTATGTAAAACCTGGTAATAACTTTGGTAAGGGATTGACTGGACTCGCTAGTACAGTGGGTCAGATTGGTCAGCAGAAGAAGAAAGAAGCTGCTGAAGAACAGAAGAAGAAAGAATACGCTGAAGCTGTTGATATGGCAATGAAAGCCTATAACTCTGGCGATCCTGATATGATTGCAGCGGTTAATATTAAATATCCTAAGATTTCACAAGATATGAAATTAACTCAGAATGCTCAACACCGTAACGAGCGTTTGAAAGGTGAATACGATACAAATCGTAGAGCATTCATTGCTAACCCATCTGAAGATAACTTCTATAAAGCCGTTAACTCATGGGAAAAGTCACGGCTTTATAGTGGTGCTGACCCTGATAAAATTGCAGAGCAGAAGCAGAAGCAGATTGAGCAATTCAATAAAGACCCTGAATTATATCAAAAGAAGATTCTTGCTGAAGAAGCAGCCACCGACACCGAATGGTATTTGGATTATAAGAAAGCAATGGGGGAAGGTGAAGATTCCGATAACCGAAGTGCTCTTATGAAAGAATACCGACTCGCTAAAGATGAGGGGTATGCTGGTGATTTTGTAGCTTACCAGAAAGAATTTAAGAATCTTGGTAAGTCTACAGGTGGATTTCAAAAGGGGTCGACATTCGTAGTACGAAATGCTGATGATTCTGTGTCACTGGTAACTCCCAAATTTAATCCTAACACTGGGGAACTTGAAGCGTCTACTGCACCATTACCTGAAGGTTCGGAGCTTATATCAGAACTCGGTGAAACAATTGGTGAACGGCAGGCCAGGGAAATCAACACTGCTGGTGGTAAAGAAGCTACAACCCAAGCAGCTAAGGCTTCTTCTGAATACGCAGAGCAGGCTAAAGTAATTACAGAGGGTCTTGTCGATCTAAATGATGCAATTGTGGCGTTAGATGAGGGTGCGGAAACTGGGTTCATTGACCAGTATTTACCAAGTTTTAGAAAATCAACTGTTGCATTTGAAAATGCTGCTAGTCGAATGGGCTTATCGATAATCGCTTCTGGAAAGTTTGGCCCTCTCTCGGAAGGGGAGATGAAACTTTCCATGACTACGGCAGTTCCTCGGTCAATGAGTCCTGAAGCAACTAATCAATGGCTTATTGACAAACGTGGTGCTCAGACTAAATTGAGAAATCATTTGAACGATTTAGCATACCGTCTGGATATGGAGGGCATGACTAGGGGTAAGTTGGCGAGACAGCTTCGACGTGAAGATAAACTTGGTGTTTCTACTGAGGATATGATAGCCACAATGGAGGCTAATCGTGGAATGTCTTACGATGAAATCATTGACGCAATTGAGCGTAGACAAGGAGCTAAATAATGGCAGGTGTTAATCTCCTAGCTCCCGAACCTTCTGATGAACAACCTGCCTCAATAGGTGACACTCCTCGTGAAGGGAAGGGTCGGAATCTTTTAGCTCCTGAACCGTCACAAGAGCCAGTTATTGAACAACCTGTTGCGGCACCTGTTCCACAACCACAGGGTCCAAACTTCTCAGACAAGTTCGAGCAGTACCGAACAGGTCAAATGTCACCTGAAGTATCTGCTGACTTTGAAGAGCTACTTAAGCGTAAGATGCCCCAAATGTTCCATGACAAGGGTTTCAAAGAAGCTGAAATGCCTGTTCCTGAGATGATAAGCCAGTCAGTCACAAATCTCCCAAGTAGTGCTAAAAGTGTTGCTGGTGATTTTTACCAAATGGTTAGACACCCTATCGATACTGTTGAAGCACTTGGTAAAACAGCTCTTGGTGGTGTCGAGAAGATATTACCTGAAGAAGGGTTTATAAGCACCACTGGTGAGCATGAAGAGTATTTTGATTCAGTGGTTGAGGGACTTAGTGAGAGATATGGGTCTACTGAGAGATTTAAACGAGCTGTTGCTGAGAATCCTGCTGAGATAGTTGCAGCAGCGTTCACAGAGTTTCTAGCTCCACGTGGTGTTCAACTCGCTAGGAAAACCGCACTCAAGCGGGCTATTGACAACACTGAAATTACACAGTTTTATGATAAAACTGGAAAACTGTTACCAGAGGTTGAGGCGAGTATTAGTCAATCTGGAATCCCTCGTGAAGAATTAATGGATATTCTACCTGAGAATATCAACATGATTGAAGACGGTAGTAAGATTCTCAGTAAGGCTGGTAAGAAAACAGGTGTTGATAAAGCAGTAGGTGAGATTGCAGAAGAAGTGATGCCTTCGGGCGAAGTAATTGAGGCTGCCAAACTACTTGAGTTAGATTCTCAAATTCTCCCGCAGTATGTGTCAGATAACCCAACCTTCATTGGTGTGGCTAAAAGCCTTGATAAAGTTCCAGGTTCCATTATGTCAAATAGAACCAAATCATTTATTGTTGATTTGTCTGAAAAGGCTGATGACACACTTATTAAATTTGGTGATATTAAAGACAAGACGACTATTTCTGATAACTTCAGGTTGAAGAGTAGAGCCATTATTGACGATTTAGACGATCAAGCTGGCAAACTCTATGATGAAGTTGGAACCAATGTTCCAAAGAACTCACCTGCCATTACTGATAATATTATTGAATTACTAAATAAACAGGCCGATGACTTAGGTGGTGTTGATAAACTGAATCCTGCTCAAAAGAAACTATTGAATGAGCTTTCAGGCACGACAGTTGTTAAAGAAGCTGCCAGTGACCTGGTGGGTCCTAGTGGCAAACCTATCGGTAAAGCTGTTACCGAAGTAGAACCTCCAACATACGGCCTTTTGGAACTTCGTCGTAAGGAGATTGGTAAGGCATTAAAGGGTAAGGAAAGCACATTCGGGTCTATGGAAGAAGGTCAGCTTAAACAACTTTATGGTGCTCTAGCGGAAGATCAGAAAGATACTCTTAAAGGAATTGACGATGATCTTCTTAATAAATACACAAGTGCTAATTCGTTAACAGCTCAACGATTCGGGATACAAGATCAGTTGGTTGATGCACTCGGTAAAGACCTTATTGGGTCGATTACAGCTAATGCAAAAACTGCTATTAAAACTTTACCAAATGACCCTAAAGCGTTTGATAAATTATTAAAGTCAATGCCTGATGAAATTGGTACTACTGCCAAAAAAGAAATAATTGTATCAGGTATAGACGACATTCTTTATTCTGGTGCAAAGCGTGAGTTTAACCCACAAAATTTCAGTTCCTTCATGGAAGGACTACGGAAGAATAAAGGTTCTTACACCAGACTCCAGAAGGAACTCGGTTCTGAAACAATGGAACGTCTTGAGGCTATATCAACTCTGACTGATCGAATTAATAAGGTTAAGGGTGTATCGAAAGTCGATATTGATAAAGTACCTGGGATGATTGGTAGAGTGCTCCAGACAGTTGGTAGGAGTGCCACATTCAAGGTGTTGGGTAGAGCAGGTGGTACAGTATCATTCGGTGAAGCTAGATCAATTTTTGATCTAATCCCATTTGGTAAAGGTTACAACAAAGCTGCTGCTGACGCACTGCTCACAGACCCACGTTTCATGCAGACTCTTGAGAAAGTAGCAGCAGGTCGATTGGATACTGCGAAACAGGTTAAAGAAGCTGAGAAACTACTCACCCGTAGTAAGAAATATAAAGATTGGCGTAATACCCTCAGCTCAGGTGCTAAGTCTGAAATCGCTAGATTAGGAATTATTGGTTATCTCGGTAAAGAGGCAACTGAAGATCAAACCCAAGAGGAGAATACAGAATGAGTCTTGTAACCCTTGAAATGCCATATTTCCCTGACCCTACAGCAGGTCGTCCAATCTTCAACGGTTCCATTTACATCGGTGAGCCTGACACTGACCCTGAAGTAGCAGGGAACCAGAAAACAGTTCTACTACGACAAGAGAATGGTGTTGACGTTCCAACTACCCAACCTATATCGACTGGCGCAGGTGGTGTCCCTCTATATAATGGATCACCTGTTCAGATTATAGTAGAAGGTGACTACTCTTTAAAGCTTTTAAATCAGTTAGATGTTCAGGTTTATTACTCACCAAATAGTTATGTGTTAGAAGAAATGATAAACCAATTGGAAACAGTTGGTATTTATCAGCCTTTTGATAATGTAGCATTGATGGTCACTGAGTCATTGCCTGATGGTATCATTGTCGAGACTAAAGGGTATTACACCGCAGGAGATGGCGGGCAAGCTCGGTATCTTATCAAGACCGCCGTTGATTACGGAGCTACACCAGATGGATACGGCGATCACACGCTGGCTAACGGGAATGTAGCGGTGCTGCAAGCTGGATTAGATGGTAGCACGCAGTACCACGTAAAACAATTTGGAGCAGTTGGGGATGGTACCACTCTTGACCATTTATCAATAACCGCAGCCGGTGCAATGTTGTCAAGCGGAGATACTTTAGACTTTGGAACCGGTACTTTCAATATTGAAAAAACTGGAACACCGACAAGCCCGTTTGGTCATAGGATTCTTGATCTAAATGACCTTGAAGATATAACAATAAAAGCATCAAGAGCAAAGATTGTTGCAACCCATGACATTTCAACCGATGGTGGTTTGATGTTTATATGGGGGAATGCTATTAGAACGTGTAATATCCACGGGTTCGACTTTGAAATGACATTTTCTGGTGTTCATACTGGCTCCACCCAATACCCATTTTGCGGGGCTATTTTTGGACAAGGGGATGACGGGGTATATACTAGCGATCAACTGAATCAGAACTGGACTATAACTGACTGTACTTTTAAGTTGTACCATCCATATGGGCAGTATGCCCAATCTGGCTCTGCTTATAATGGCGACCCGAACAATGGTTTTAAGATATTCCCTGTGTTCTGTAATGGGCCATTCAGTGCAACTTCTTTTGAAAATCAATCAACAGGGGTAACGATCTCAAATTGCACTTTGAAAGACGGCCACAACGGATACGGCTTCTGGACATGGGCGGTTAATGATGTAAAATATTTCGGAAACAGGGCCGAGTCTTTTGTAGGTAAACAGTCGGATCAGGCTGGAACAGTTAGTGGTATTGGCGAGCCAATGATTAGGTATCACCAGTTCCATACTTCTGGCTTAAGTATCGTAGGTAACTACTTTAGGTCAAAACCGTGTAGTGAACGGACTGTTGCTGGCATGGAAGGTGACTCACGGTTTATCGATTACAACACTAATTTACTTGGTGACTACCGGTATGGTAACTGTGAAATTACAGGGAATACCATTATAGGCGGTAAAGGAGATGCAGCTAATACTTTTACTGATTCATATATAAACCTGTATGCATATGGTGCAATAAGCGTTTCGGCTAATACGTTTGACAGCACCTCCGAAACTAGCAATGAATATAGCAGTACAGGTATTAGTTGGAACTCCGAGGCTCTTGGGGGACAGGGTGTCGCAACCCTATCCATTACTGCCAATACATGGTCAGCTAATTGCGACCCTATGGAGAACATAAGTATTTCTAACGGAGCAACTACTGCTGCAAATAGACGGTTGAAACAATTAGTAGTGCAAGGTAATACCTCTCTTGCACAAGCTCAACACTTTATAGGGATGAGTAATGTTTCTACTACCTACGGTGTTCAAGATATCAACATCTCGAACAACCTAGTCTCAGGCGAGTTTAACACAACTTTTGACAAGACTAGCTCCAACTCTAGGGCGATTGAATGTCATAGCTCCGAAGCAACTGATATCGCACAAGTCAATGAAAACATTGTACGTGATAAATATTATGCTTTTGAATCAGGGCACTTCGGGTTATTTATTGCAAATGACAATGAGATTAGTGGTGTAACGACAGAGTACTTGGGGACAATCCCTCGTTTTAGAACACGTCGTAACAATGCACCTAGTGCAGCTGCACCAGATGGTTCGGAATATATTAGGTTGGATGGTGTCGCAGGGTATGTTCTTTACATACGTGAAGCTGGTACGTGGGTAGCAATTGGTTAACTAAAGGAGAAATTATGGACTATAAAAAAGAACTAGTAAACTTAGAAGCTGAACTCGATGCAGAGTTCGGGAAGATGAAACGCTTATTCATGCAAGGGTGGATGACTAAACCGGCGTGGGCTAGGGCGGCTGTCTGGTTCTTAGCTGGTGTTGTTACTGCTCTGGCTCTAAGATGAGTCACTTCCAACGTAAAGAGTACGCCTGTAAATGTGGGTGTGGATTCGATACGGTTGACTTTGACCTTCTACGCCTCTGTAATGAGGTTCGAGAGTTCGAGGGTGACGCTGTGATAGTATCCAGTGGGTGTAGATGTCTTGACCATAATAACAAAATAGGTGGTGTGCTTGGCTCACAACATACTCTTGGCAGGGCTGCTGACCTCCATGTGAGTGACCCCTGGAAGACTCACCAATACCTTTGTAGACAGTACCCTAACCAGTATGGATTTGGGGTTTATGATAACTTTGTGCATGTTGACACTCGAACCAATGGTCCTGTAAGATGGGATAAAAGGAGTAAAAAATGAAATTAGTGTTATTTTTATTTACCTTGCTAATGACTCCTGTGTTTTGCACAGCGTCAAGTGTTGATCTATGGTCATTGTATCAAGAGGAGTTGACAGATACCTCCCCAATAGTAACCGCTATTATTGATACTAAAAACGTTGAGGATATTATGGTCGATGTTGTCACAGACAAGGGATCTACTATTGTGATAACACCAATTCTCAATAGTTCTGGTACTCCCGTTTTAACAGACCCTTCCGACACAGTTACCATCTCCAATGGTGGTGGGTCAGAACGAGTAGTTTACAGTCGAATCATGGCACCAAGAGCTAAGGTTGTTGTGACTAAAACTGAAGCTGGTGATACTTCAGACTTCGTTTTATCAATAAGGGGGAATAAATGAGATACTTATTAGTTCTACTTCTTATTTACTCAACGCCATGTTTGGCTATCACGGAAGTTGGTCAGGGGACGGGTGGTAGTGGTGGTACACAGTTTGATGCAACCGCAAACAGTGTTGCTGGTTTCGATGGTTCAGCCGATACTACTACATATGGTGCAGGTGATAGTCTTCCGTTTGCAATAGATACTATTCTACCAGATACAGCCCCAACCGAAGAAGGGCAACTCACCCTCGATGCCAGCAACAATAGTCTACGGTTTATGACCGGCGGAACCATTTATACGTTGGCTGGTACAGGCGGCGTTACCACATACAGCCTAACAGTTGATATGGTTGATGGAAATGGGACAGACCTATTTACCTACGACTCAACTGACTACACCACCGACCAGACATTCAGCGGGTTAACTGCTGATGCCACGTTTACCGTTACTGCTGACACAGACAGAGAGGTTAGCTGTACTGGTACAGGCTTGACGGATAACACAGGAGGTAGCTATACGGCTAATACTGACACGGCTAGTGTTACGGCAGCATGTACCTATAGTGATGCGGTGTCATGCACCCCATCGTCGCTTATTCACCAGACGGTAACAGATGACTATACACGTCCAGTATTGACTACTGGATCAACTATTGGGCAGTCCTTCACAATCTCGACGGAAACAACGCTAGCCAAAATATCTCTCGATATGTCTAACTTTGAGGATGCTGTCTTTACCCTGCGTGTGGGGACTGGCGCAGACTTGACGACTTATACGGAAGAGATCACAGGAGAATACACAGGGACAGATGCTCAGGCGGTTGAGTTTGTATCTTCCTCTAACCCGACGTTAACTGCTGGTACTTGGTATATAGGCGTGAGGGTAGTGTCTGGGACTGATGTTGATGGGTGGCTGCGAGGCTCTAACGTGGCGACAAACTACACTGGTGGGCAGACTATCTCAGGTGATGGTGGCACAACAGATTGGAATATGGACAGTACCTATGACTATGACTTAGGGTTTGAGGTGCACGAATGCCAGTAATTTTACTTGTTATTTTCGCCTTGTTAGCCCCCACACTGTCACTGGCAACCCCTAGTATATCTGGCGTAGATGGCTCCATCTCTAACGGAGCATTAATAACGATTACAGGTCTTGATTTTGGGGTAAAGTCTCCAGCAGTACCTTTGTTTTTTGATAACTTTGAGGGTGGGTCTGATGGCTCTTACCTCCATATTATTGACAGTACGAACTGGACAAATAGGTATGATGGGGCTGAGTATAGTAGCGACACGGCCTACTCCGGCTCCTTATCAGCGTATAATATTGTGCAGGACGGAGATCAGGGCACTGGCGAAGGGTTTGATTCGTCGTTTGTTACATTCTCCCCAACCACAGAAGTCTACGCTACATATATGTTTAAGCATGTTGGAACAGATTACACTACCGGGGTTGAAAAGCAGTGGCGGCTAACTGCGTATGGGAGTGCGTATAGCGGCACAGGTCGTGTAGCGTTCTCTGATTCCTACCTATTCCACAACCCCGGCACAGGTGACGTATACCTACAGACCGACGATGATGGAGAGCCTAGAGAGTTTGTGTCCACTGAATATGGGTCGAGCGACTGGAAACGTCTACAAGTCCACACCGCATATTCAGTGCCAGCAGGGGCGGCAAATGGGTATATCTATGCGACTTACGGGGAGGAGGATAAGAGGTATGAGGGGCTGGTAACACGTTCCACTGGCGAGACTTACGAGTTTACGCAGCTCTTACTTGGCCTGATGCAAGACGAGGACAGCTTGGGTACAGGTGACATACACCAGATGTACATAGATGATGTCTATATTGATAATACACAGGCCCGTGTAGAGCTGTGCGATAGTGATACGTGGGGGAATGGCTCTAACTGTGCGCCCCAGCCCCCAGTAGCGTGGAGCAATACAGGCACTGATGTTACAGTTAATGCAGCCGGGTATAGTGACGGAGACACAGCATATCTATTTGTAATCGACAGTAGTGGTGCTGTAAGCCCTGCGTATACAGTAGTAATAGGGGACACCACTACCTGTTACCCAGACCTCGACAACGATCTGTACCCCGGCACTGGGTCGGAGAGTGTAGAAACTTGCAGCACTAACTACTACGAAGCTAGTCATTTTACAGCAATGACAACTGACTGCAACGACAACAACGCAGCTATTAACCCCGGCGCTACTGACATTTGTGGTAACGGGGTGATTGAGGATTGTGTTGCAGATGTACCATGTTCATCAACAGCGATTAGGACTGGAACAACTAGCACGAGGGCAGGATCAACGGTGTTACGATAGGAGAGATTATGGATTTCAATTTTAAAAAAATAGCCGCAGATATTGCGTCAATCGCTCCAGGGTTAGGAGCTGCTATCGGTGGTCCTACAGGTGCAACAGTCGGTCTTGGGATTAAAACCCTCGCCAAGTTCTTTGGGGTCGATACCCAAGCTGCTGACGCTAAAGCTCAACTTGATGGTGCGCTTGAACGCATGACACCTGATCAAGCCATTGAGCTAAAAGCTCTTGATAAGCAATTTATTATGAGCATGAAGAAACTTGAGGTTGATGTATTTAAACTTGAGATAGAGGATAAAGACAGTGCCAGAGAGATGCAACAATCGACCAATAGTTTTGTCCCCTCAGCTTTAACTTTCGTACTCGCTATTGTTGCAGGGTATCTTGTGTACCAAGTATTCAATAACCAGTTATCAGGCATAGACAAAACTTTGGTCGGTACTGTAATTGGTTATGTTTTCAGTGAATTAAAACAAGCTACGTCATTTTGGTTCGGCTCGAGTAAAGGCTCACAAGACAAAACAGTTCACTTAGGTAAGAAATAATGGGTCGTTGTCCCCATTGTGGTCATACTCTTGGACCAAATGGCTGTCCGTATTGTCATAAATATGTGTTTAACTCTTCATTAAAATCTGGTACATTGGTTTTAATATGAACTGAATCAATAATGGAGATCTTGGATGACACCACCTTCTAAAACCGAATGTATAAATAGTCAGTTCTGTACAGCGCATGAATTTAATACTGCGGAGTTAAATAAACATCGGGGTTATTGGAAATTAGTAATAACCTTTTCAGCAACATTTATGAGCGCATTAATCGCGTTTGGTGCTTGGCAAGTTAACCAAACTCAAACAATGCGCTCAATGGTTGCCAGTTTAGATAGCACCGTCGCTGCTCTGGTGGCAGTGTCTCAAGAGCAGCGACATAACACTGAGATCAGGTTGGATAAAATGGACTCACGTCTTGACACAATGTCAGCTTGGTATTTGAGAGATGATTTAAATTACCCAACAGAATAATTCCTGTTATTCCTATATTGCTTAATCGCAGACCGTAGACCATTTTGAGTATGTGCTTTCTCCTCAAGAGCTAATAGTTGTGCTTGGTCAAGAGTATCTTTAGTGGTGATTCGATGACAGATCACGGGCTTCCCTTGCCCTTGTCTCCTAATACGAGCATTGAACTGCTCATATAAATCCAAACTCCACGTTAAACCAAACCATACTAAAGTGTGACCATTCTTCTGTAACCCGTCAACACCATGACCCATGCTTGCAGCATGACCGATCATCAATTTACAGCTACCTTCTTTCCAGCGACTCATTGCATTGTTCAACTGACTCTCAGTTTTACAAGCAGTGAGATTAATTGGGTCAAGGTGTTTAAAATATTTCATAATACGTTCTGCATCGGAACGGTAAGCGTAGGAACAGAGGATGGGGGAATCACCAGATTCTTCAACAATATCACTCAAAGCCTCTAATTTCAGATCATGAATCGATTCCCACATTGGCATGCCAGCGACAGGATACATCGCACCATTACTAAATTGGAGACATTTGTTAGTCAAAGATGCCTGGTTGAACACTTCCACTTCAGAACCACTGTCCAATTGAATGAAAAACTCTTTCTCCATTCGGTTATACATCTCTCGGAGGTTATCAGGCAACTCCACATCAATATCATTATAAATTATGTCAGGTAATGGATTATAATCCTCAGCAGACATCTCTAAAGTAATATCACCAATCAATTCCTTTATTTTACTTTCAGTATCCTCAAATGGAACTTCTTTATAAGGACCAACCTTGTAATAGAATCTATGCTTAAACGCAGTCTTGGACGTACCAAGTCTCTGACCTTTATCAAGTACCAGGAATTGACCATGCAGGTCCTTATATCCATTGGATGCGGGAGTACCAGTTAATCCTGTAGTCCACTTCATATAGGGTAGAATCTTCTTAATAGCCCTTACTCTCTTAGTGGCACTATTCTTCATTTTGGATAACTCATCCCATACCAGTCCATCGAAAGGTAATGGTTTTTTCTTCTTGATAAAATAAGTATCCAGTGTTTCAGATAACCAGCGAAGGTTCTCATAGTTGATTAAATAAACATCTGCTTTTTTAATCAATGCTCTAACTCGCTGGTCCTTGTTCCCAGAAATCACACTAAATGTCATATCTCTGGTATGTGACCACTTTTCAGCTTCTTGTCTCCACACCAACCTGACTACACGAATAGGTGCTACAACAAGAACCCCATTTAGGAATCCACTATTTAACAAATGACCAATGCTGGTTAGAGTTATAGAGGTTTTCCCTAACCCCATATCAAGCCACAAAGCCGAGTTGGGTTTAGTACATTGAAAATTTACAGCTTTTTTCTGGTAATCATATAAATCACTAACATTTAACATTCAGTAATCCTTTAACAAATAGACCATCCGCAAACACAATGAATGCAACCACCCTCACGCCTGGTCAACAATAAACATTCAGGACAACGACCAAGAGATTCAATATAATTATTAATTTTATTCTTTAATTTTGTTGTGCTTTTACCCGTGAACATTAATGTTTCCAAGTCTCTTGTGGATATGTGAGCTTTCATGGCGAGAGTCCACAAATCCATTTGTTCTATTTTTAGTATAGACTTTACCTGATTTTGAGTATTCATAATAACCTCTACCAGAATCCAAGGAAATTACCAACGCCGTGTATTATCCCAATTGGGAAGAACATTGCACCAGCTATTAAGAAACCCCATAGTTCCTGGGTGAAACAAGTGAATAAATGGTTACACCATCCTAGAAAACATGCGATATAAACTAAAATTACTAATAGATCACCCATGATTAACCTCCATATTTACTTGGTGTTATTAACTCTTCAAAGTAAGGTAGCGTTTCCACAAAATCGCAAAATATCTGCCAATCTGGATGCCTATGTGCTCTCCTAGCAAGATACATTCTGCGGAGAGTTTGGTAGCTGACCATCACCCCACGATCATAAATTTTATCTGGTAGGTCTTTTTGCTTTTGCTCTGCTAGTTCCACTCCCACTAGACCTGACAGCTCATTGTGCATTGACGATGATGTACTCAAGTCCTCCATTAAATCTCGATAAGTCATTAACTCAATCATAAAACCAACACCGAATGTTAGCTTCATCCAGACCATGATACCCCTGGCAAACTTTCCATGATCATCACCAGCCAGTACAAGTTTACCACCGAGTCCCAGATCATCCTCAAAAGTATGGTTTCCTTGTCGTGTCTTTGGGTAGCGCATATACTCCAGCGATTGTATTAATCCTGCAATATGGTCAAGCCTTATTTGTAGCGGTTTATAGTGCATAACTAAATCCTATAGTAAGTGCCACGTTGCTTCTTAACTGGTGGCGTTATGGTGTGAGCTATTTTGGCTATTTCTTCCCTACTGAGGACACGAACAGGGGGAAGGTTGACCCTACCTATCTCTTCCATCTCTTCCATCGTCCTACCACGTTTCTGCTTATCCCTTACACGCCCACATTCAAAGCATATTGGTCGTTCTCTGTTTGACTCTTTACCACAGTATTTACATATCATTATCGTTCTCCTCTATTAAAAACTCATACACCTCAGTTGCGAAGCGTTCTGGGTCTGTTAAAAATAGAGTCATCTGTTCTACCATCCAAAGTGGATGGTAACTTACCATAAACTCTTTCAACTTACCGAACCCTTCCCAAGTGAAGAAGTCGTTGTTTAAAACCTGTTCACAGGAATTTTCCAATATCATTAGTGTGCCGCACTTAATACATTTAATTGTCATAGGAATGTGTAGGCTGTCACCCAATACTTCCCCACATTCATGCCAACACTCACCCATGGCTTCGGTGAGGTATTTGTTTATTTCTTCTTTAGTCACCATTCTTATTTTCCTCCTGACACATCATCACCAAGCACTGTAAATTAAATAGTCATTTTCCCAATCAAACGACCGATAAATATGAACGAGATTGAAGATGGCATACTCATATTTCCAAGATGGCGTAATGAATCCGTCAGGATGCTCTTCATCAAGGTAGTAAGGCTTTAAGTCAAATCGGCTATCCCACTCCTGCTGCTTCGACTCAAGATAGGCTTTGCCAGACTTCAATGACTCAAGATATGATTTGATGGTGCTGTGATAGTCTCCAATCAAACTTTTAAGTTCTTCTTTTGACATGATGTAGAATTCTGCTTCACACTCTTCTTCAATATCAAACGAGTAGAACGGTGCTTCACCTTTGGTGAAATCAAAATATTTACCAAGCCCATATAATTCAGTGTGAAAATCTGGATAGTAGCATGACGAATCTTCAGGCAGCATCGCTTCAACCTCTTTGGCAGACTTGCCTTCGAACCGAACTTTTTCAGCTTTGACCACCTTCCCTAATCTTGATCTGTATCCCATTTAATTCTCCCTCTTGGCTCGTACTGCATCGGCTAATGAGTAACACCCTTTAGTGTCCTCAAAACCCCTCTTACTGTCATGGTGGTTGTCACAAAAATGCTGCCATATAACTAACCACTCCTCAGCACACCGAGCTAGTTGGGCTTTTAGCTTATCGTTCAACTCCATCAAATCTGCACATGCTTCTTCTGCTTCGTTACGTTCTTCTTCTGCCAGTTTGTGTTGTTTTCGCCAGTAGCTCGCATTCTTTACAGGTAGACCTGCTTTATTTGTTTCACTCATTATCCCATCTCCACTAAAATCCGCTTACATATTTATATTTCTGCAACCTTCTCGGCACTGACAACTGACTAGCGATTAACTCTATTTCTTTTCTGCTGTAAATTTTAACCGGTGGAGCGCTACTCATTGCTGCCATTTGCCGGATATTCCGGCCCCGGTCTGCCTGTTCTTTGATTCTGGCGCATGGCCTGCACCGCACCCTTGTTCCTGATTTCTCGCTTGTGTCATAAGTAAATGAAACGCCACACTCTCTGCATACCCCGTTGCGGGTTATCATGCTACCAGGGCTTTCGCTCCACAATCCTTTGGTTTTCATCTTTTGCCCTCCGTGTTTCTCTTTTTATTTATAGCCGCATTATTTAAAAATCAATAGGTTGGCCGACATTAACAGCGGGATAGGCTGCAAGCTGCGCTGGCTATCCCTTGTTATATGCTTTCTAAATATTCAGCAGCCTGCCCCGCGCTAACTTTCCCAACTCCATTGCACTCGAAGCAATCACCACCGCCAGGTACTTTAAAGTTTTCATCGTGTCCACAAACAGGGCAACCCAATCTACGTATTTCTCCGCCAATAGCACCAATGAAGCCGTGGTCAGGGTTATCGCAAGTTTCCTTTCCGTCCCCGCCACAAACAGGGCATTTAACAAGGCACTCAACGCGGACAGAACTTACCCCTGCTTTTTCTCGAATAGTGTCTACCATTTTGTATCCTTTCACCGCTGCCGGTTAGCTTGGTTCGTTAGCCTCTGCGCAATGTTTAGCTACACTCTTTGCTACCGCTTCAATCTTATCTGGTAATAAAATTTTATTCTCCTGTATTGCAACAATCTCTTTACTAAGCCTCTCAATTTCAGTAATTAACCATCTAATGTCATCATCGGATAGCTCGTTATATGTTTCGTACCTAAAGCACACAGCCTCTATGTCCATTTTCCATCCACTCTATTTCAATATCGTTATGTCAGACAGTGACAACTCAAAGAGTTGCAAGTCTGCTCCAATGAACCTTGCTCTCTCAGGTGCTAAATCAAGCCCGTGGTACGCTGACAGGTATTCTGCTTTCGCTACTCCCTCATTAGCTACATCAACACGCCACATGATGTAGCTGACAGACACCATCACTGCGATCCACATGATGAAGAATACTTTACACGCTTCATAATAGGTCATTCGCAGCACCCCCTCTTTCTGTTCTTCTGTCAGGGATGAACTCATCTGTCAGAGGCGGCTCCTCGATCACAGGGAGATCGACCTCGCGGCTGTTAAGCTCACCTTGAATCAGCTCGATATAGTGCTTTGCTTTGCTCCAATCTTCCATCCGGTCTTTCTTTTCACGCCAGACGTACTTGGTGACGTTGAACTTCAAGACCCCAATAAGTTCTTCCGTTGACATGTTCACCAACATAAACTCCATTGGTTGGATTTTCATGTCCTTATAGTGGCTTCCTCCGACTTGTGTTTCCAGTGCTTCATTGTTCATTTCGCTAGCTCCCTCTTCTGTGCAGTTAATATTTCAATTTCAGTCTCTAGCCGTGTCCAGACTCGCTCTCCAGCTCTGATTGCTTCGTAGCTGTCAGCATGGTGGTAACATCGGAATATGCGCCCCATTGCCCTAAATTGTTTTGGTGATAATGGAAGTTCTTCCATGCAGAAGAGGATCAGATTCAGGGCAATATGTTCGTAACTAATACCCTCAGTCTTACAGATGGAATCGAATACATCCTCCATTGCCAGCAGAGCAGTTTTGGCATCTTCTATATGTTCATTTTGAATGTTTGGTATTTTAAGTGCAGCTTCTAACAAGATACTATCAGCAGTATTGAAACACTGGACAGCTTTTCTGGTGTGCCGTGTTGGTTCAGCCTTGGCTAATACTCGTAGGCCACCGATAACAGCAGCTAGGTAAACATTTTGTTTTTGTTGTATGTTCATGAATGACTCCTTCAATAACAATTAACGGTTTAAAAATTCCCCGATGGCACCAGGAGGAGGTAAACCAACCATCGGGGCATCAACAACTCTTGAAATAAAATCTAACAGAGACTGATATAACTGTCAACCCACAAAAGTAATCTTTTTGTTATTTAATTGATCAACTAATTCTCGACCACCTTCGACACTATCAACAACGAAAACCAAACAACCTTGTTTTCTAAGTTTACCATGTTCTCGAAGCTGACCTTCCGTGGGTTTCTTACCAGTTCTCTTAAACTCGATGAATATCACCACACCATTTGGATTTATGAATATCTGATCAGGAACAAAGATATGACCAGGTGATGTCCACTTACGAGTCAACCAACCATGAGACTCCGCATATCGTTTAACCGATTTTTCGATATCTTTTTCAAGCATTATATCCTATCTCCTCTATAATCTTGGTATTCTTCCCAAGTCATTGAGCGAAATAATTGTTTTGTATTGACCCATCTAGCAAATCTACGGAGTTCTCTAGCAGGTTCCTCACTTGTTTCAAAATTACGAAAGGGTTGTGCGAACGGATCACACTTCAAACCTTTTAAAAATTTCACTCTTTCTAATGCGGAATTAATGTCATCTATTAGAGTATAAACTGAATATTGAGCTGGAGTTACATTATACCAGCGTAACAATTCTACTGCTTTATGAATAGGTTTGATCATTGCTTCAGAATCACAAGCTAATCTCAATGGGGATCTCCATTTTAATTTGGATAACAATTTAACCACTGAAACATCTATCAGTCTTGCATCTAATCCTTGGTTAAAGTCAACTTTAATTTTCGTTTTCCCAAGTTTTTCTATTTGTTTTAAACCATGTTCACAAGCAAGAACATTATTATCAAGAAAAACTACCTCATCATGTTTAACAAATTCCTCGTATTCGGAGTTACCTCTTATAGAACCCTCTTTATCTGGAACAACACACCATGAGCATTTACGAGGACAGCCTCTTGTTAAAAATCCAATAGAATAGTTTAAGTTATACAAATTATAATCTGGACAAATGTGTTCAATATCATCAGGTAAATAATTATCAGATTTATAACCAGTACCTCCTATAATAGTATTTCTGGGGAGTTTTTGCTTCTCCGTATATGTAAACACCGACGATGCGAAACAAAGATCGTATTGTTTTTCAGAATTATATAATTCTACATTAAACCCAAGGTTCTTATAAAAAGAGGATATTTTCATAAGAACGAGATTCGGGAAATTAGTTTTGTCAATATCAATTAATCCAATATTCATCGCACTGACTTCTTTATATCTTTTTCAAGCATTAGTTTAACCCCAACACAAGTTTTTCACATTCTTGAACATACCAATCGTAATCAATCGGCAGTTTCCCATAATCGTTTATGTCATTACAGACACAAACACCCCATCCAGTATTGATTCCAATCTTGCGCCATTTGGTAGGATTCTTTTTAAGTGGTGGCATGTGTTTAATCAACGGGAGGCCACCCTTAGCGATATAATATCTGGTGTTATTCTGGAGCTGGTGATCTTCACCAAGTGACAGGTAACTGCTTCTAGGTACTTTAGTTCTCAACATGAAGTCATACTTATTCTCATGTGATTCAATAGCTTCTCGGATATTTACACCATCGAGTAACGCTTTCTCAGCAACCTTCTTAACTACCAATGCTGAAGCATTTTGATGGTAATCCACATTATACTCATAAACACCCTTACGTTTAACCTTACCGTCTTCATATACAGCGATATAGTTATTAACATCTCGGATAAACATATGAGAATACCGAGCTTCTTCCAGCTCAAGTCTTGTGAACTTCTGCCAGTTCTCACAAATCTGCTTAACTTTATCTTGGAATGACTTATGTACCTTAACAGTCAAACCATCTGTATTAATCTGGATTAGTTTCAACGAATCAATCGTCATCAACTTCTCTGCCAACATACATAATAGAAATTGACCATTGAGGGTTATCTGCATGGTGAACAACGGGTCATAAAACACGGAGAATTTATCATTTGACGCACCATAAGTACCATTGAGGGCTAACTTAAGCATGGCGTTCTCAGCAGTCCCTTTAGCGTAGGTTTTACGCATCTCATAAACATCCTTATAAATCTTACAAAAATGTTTACCGAGATGTTCAGGGAAGAATCCATTTGCAATAGCGAGATTTGGATAATAGCTGGCAACATCCAGATCGATTACATCACCATCATCATCTGACTCAACTATCTCAGAGTCAATGGATCCGTGAATACCACCTGTACCGAAGTCAAACTGGAATCCTTTGATAGTAGCACTCAGGTCTTTAAAGACACCTTTAGTCTCTTTGAGCTTCTGCTTCTTTAACCAATCCAGAACCCTATTAAACTCAGGATGATTAAACTCAATCTCTGGTAGAATAGCCTGACTCAGATCAATAACAGGTCTGATTGTTTGACGAGGTTGACGACCGTTTGATCCATAATCATATAACTGCATACCATACTTCTCTAACTCCATCTGGAAGTAACCCTTGCCAATTTTGGTGTCATTATGATTCATGAAATCACGATCATATTTTTCAGTAAGTTGTCTACGGAACTCTATTTTCTCAAGAGACTCATTATAGAATTTCTTAGTAGCTCTAACATCACCATGGAGATTATAGAACCTCAACTCATCCATTTGTTCTGAGGTTAACCGAGTACCCGGTTTAAAAGGTAAGTCAGATATGTCATCCATCTTCATGTTAAATTCAAGAGCTTTAAGGCTGGTCATACGAGCTTTGTTATCGAAGTGCCATATTTTGAATAGGTCTAACTGTTTCACATAACGATCTGATGGGTAGACCATATGAGCAAACTTGTTCTCTGCTGTGATAATGGCGTGTGCTTTCTGGTAGAGGGTATTAGCATCCGACTTACCCATTTTAATCAGTTGGTGTAGAACAGGATAGTCGAAACCTTCATTATTGAACCCAATCATCTCAGAGTTCTGTGACCGCAACATTGTTAGAAAATCAATTAATTCCTTAGACTGATTCACACGATCACTGATCTCAAATAACCAGGTAAATGGGGCATCAACTGCTTCAACAGCTAATGTGAAACAGTTGGGATAAGTCTCAATGTCATAGATAATATTCATAGATTACCTTTAATTATCTTGTTGTAATGGATAATATTGAAAGAATCCCCCATTAATTCTTCCACAGAGAACCTACGTTCTAAGTCTTTCACTGTTTCATACCCCCTAAAACCTGGGTTATTTGTGTGCCTATCATCCCAATCAAGCATTTTTGCCCACAACTCTGGATATTCTCGCCGGAGAGTTCGAAGCTCGCCAAGCCTTTGCAATGGACAACAAAAGCAACTTACCCTGCGAAAGTGATCGTAAAGCCCCCCCCAATCAAACCCGTGTTTTTTACAAATAGACAATGCCTGCGGTTCGTCAATGTCCCATTCGATTAATGGGTATCGCTGGTTCATGTCGCTGGCTGACTTGCTGTTTGCTCTATGCGCTTCATCTGCCGCAAAGCCGATACAAGAAACATAATTATCAACCGTCTTTAAAACTCTGCGGATAGCATTAGTTTTTTCCCGCGTACACCATCGGCGCATCGGCGAAGGCCAACTATGCCCAATGCGGTATATTTCACCGGTGTCTCTTTTTGGGACAGGCTTTTCGAGCATGAAATATTCAAAGTTTTCTTTTGGGTAAACTCTTATAATTTCAAGCCCTGTGTACCTCTCGAACTTATCCCAATGCTCCAACATCTGCGGAAATTCCCAACCGGTATCAAATGCCACAACGGAATGAATATTTTCACCACGCTCAAGCATTTCAAGTGCCATTGCTGTTGAGTCCTTACCACCTGAGAATGAAATAATATTTTTCATAATGAATTACCCTGTATGAGAAATGAGGCATACTTTAAACCGGCATGCCAGCGGCTCAACCTACTTAATGATGGGAGGGGTCATGTTATTAGGTTGATTACTGCATAAATGGTGGTAAGCCCATATCACCACCCTGTTCCTGCTGGACAGGTTGTTCAGCAACAGCACCAAATAAATTAGAAGCATCTGGAGCACCTTCACCGAAAGCATCATCATCTTTGAAAAACTGGATAGCAACCAGGTCACAACGAACACCACGTCCAAAACTGTTCTCTTGTAACCAAGGGCGAACAGCAGCATTAACACGGCAACCACCATACATCTTACGGGTCAGTTGTTGGTACGCCATTGTGTTATCACTGTCCACTGGTGAACCGTCAAGCTGGATAATCTGTGGACGTTTCGCACCAGCAGTTGAAGATTCTGCTTCAAGGTAAGTAGTACAACCTGCTGTAATGTACATGTTGTTCTCATAACCATCGTAGATCTTGAAGGTCTTCTTATTAACCTTGTCGGAACCTTCACCGAAACAACGAAGTTTACGATCCTGACCGATCATTTGGAGAACATTGTCTGCCTTATCTTTCCACTTCTCGGCGGCCATTTTACTAACTTCATTCATGAACTGCTTGAGTCCCTGGTGGTCTTTACCCATGATGAACTCTGCATTGTAAGATACACGCAGTTTACCGTCATTGGTGGTATCCTTTTGTGGCTCGATTAGGTGTGGGAATGACAATCTAACATTTGACAACATAATTAACTCACTCATGGTTTAACTCCTTATTAGTAACGAGTGATTACGATAACCAAGATGGAAGCACATCTTCCACTGGTTCACTAACATCCCCGAACATCGGGGAAGCATTCAGTATAACACATTCACGGTGATCTGACTCACTAACAACAGTGAGCTTGCCTGTTTTCTTAACAACGTACTCTTCATTCATCCGGTCTAACTGGCGTTTACTCAACTGCTTCTCATCACCATTACGCTTAACCCATTTGAGTTTATTAGCTTTTGATGGCGATACTAATTTAGTAACATAAATCTCAGTTTTAGGGACACCCATCTTCTTAAGTTTCTCAGCAATCTCATCATCTGAGAATCCCCATTGTTTACTGCCACGACCATGCACAACCTTCAGACCTGGGATGTCCTTACCAGCTTCAAACCGACGCATTGCTTCTTTCTCAGCAACCTCAATCATCTGCTTGAGCATTGGGGCAGCTTCAATGATCGATTGGATCTGATCATCACTTAACTCATTAGTCTCAGTGTTCGACAACTCAACAACCTTCTCCAAATTGTCAAAACTGATACCGGATTCCTTCATCACATTGTTAGCTCGTGCTGCACAATTAGTGTGTGAGCAGAACTTACACCACTCACCAGCATAATGCTTAGCATCTGGCTTATCAGTTGCCTCAGCACGATCCTGGAACCAGCCAACTTGCTCACGAATCCATGTAGATGTTGTCTGCCATGAGTTAATGGGTTCTAAACCCTTGAACTGCAACTTCGGTTGAATAATGGTCAACTGTACCCTGAACATGTGACCAGGGTCACTATGTTGCATAACCGGTTCAATGGCATATAAGGTCATCTGAAGATTCTCTTCAGGGTCTACTGGAAACATCCCATCTTTGTAGTCAATAATCTCGATGAATGTCGATGTGATAATCTGAACATCACCTGTTCCCCTGAGGTCATTCCGACCCATGTACTGACCAGGATCGAGTTTCTTCTCAGCAACAATCTCAGGTAAGTCAGTCTCAGTGGTCAGTTCATCATAACGCTTCCAGATATACTCAAGAGCTACATTAACCCGCTCAATGCGATCCTGCTTGACTGTGAACTTACCATCATGGTCTGAAAGTTCCTCATTCAGGAATGGTTCAGCATCCCTAAGTCGCATGTTGAGACACTGCTCAAGTAATGTATGACTGTGGGTACCATCGATAGCCGCTGGCCCCGATTTACGCTCAGGATAATTAGCTTCTTCTGATGGGGAAGCTGGGCAGTTAGCCCATCTGTGAGCTGCTGATGGTGATAATCGTGTGTGTCCCATAACGTTAACCTTTCAGAGCTTCAATACCATTATAAAGAGCCTGATAGTCTTTCGGATCAATATCATTAATGTTCTGGTACTTGAGTGCAGTTAGAACCTCTTGGATGCCAGATCCTTTTTGTGGGCCAAGTTCCTTGTAAGCACCCATGACATAAGCAATCATGGATTTACTGTCATCGAATGGTACATTGGTAGCTTCAACTACTTCTTCAGGTTGTTCCTCAAGAACAGGCGGTGCTGGCATTTCTTCTTGTACTGGTTCAGGTTGTTCCTCAACCACTGGTTCAGGCTTAGGCTCAACTTTCTTAGCTGCTTTCTTTGGAGCAGGTTTAGGCTTAGGTGCTTCAACAGTTTGAACCGGAGCTTCGGTTTGAACTACAGCACCACCAGCTAATTTGGCTAACGCATTTGCTGCTTCTTCATAACTCTCGAAACTTAACTTAACTTCAATCATTTTACTCTCCTTCGCTAACGTTGTTGGTGAGATCGAACAGACCCATCTGTTCTTCAGTTGGAATGATCTTGACACGATCCTGTACAAATGCTTCAATTAAAGTTCTCAGCATTATACTAGGCTTGCCAAATTTGGAGGCTTTGTTATCAAAAGCATCCTTGAGTTCTGCATTAATTTTAAGATGTATTACAGTTTGTTCTGGCATCTTTTTCTCCTTTCGTTTGAAGCGACACTATCAAAAGAAAATAACAGTGTCAACACTAAATTTAAGAAAAAGTGACTTGACGTGATTTTTTATATAATGTATTTATACTTTAAAATTAACTGAATTATGTAAACAGGAGGATTAAAGTGTGGATATTACCAAAGAATCACCAACTATCGTTTCTCTTTGCTCAGGCTACGGGGGGATCGAACTCGGTCTTGGAAGAGTGTTTGGAGAACTCTCCGTCCTCGCTCATGTGGAGATCGAAGCCTTCGCAGTTGCGAACTTGGTTAACAAGATGGAAGCGGGACTTATGGCTCCAGCACCTATCTGGACGGATGTTAAAACCCTCAATGCGGGACTCTTTCGAGGACATGTTGACATCCTTACTGGTGGCTATCCATGCCAACCATTCAGTGCAGCAGGTAAGCGACAAGGGGCAGACGACCCACGACATCTGTGGCCTCACATCAGGACTATCATCAGAGATTGCCAACCAGAATACTGTTTCTTTGAAAACGTCGAAGGGCACATATCGCTTGGACTCTCCACAGTCATCGCCGACTTGGAAGAAGATGGTTACAGAACAACGTGGGGAATATTCTCAGCGGAAGAATGCGGCGCACCGCACAGAAGGAAACGGGTGTTCATCTTGGCCAACCGCAGCAGCGAGGGATTTCAAGGGTTGCGGCAACGCAGTAGACAGGAAAGACGGGAAGCACCGACTGGATACGCTGGAGGCTGTAGTCAAGTTTGGCCTTCACGCCCCGGACAACCCCAACACGAATGGGAAGCCCCAAGAGTCGTGGGCAACACCAAACACAATGGACATGCTACCACCGAAAACCGGGGAAGCGTTGGCAAGGAACAAGAAAAAGGGCGGTTGTCGGAATCTTCGGGAAGACGTGAACAAGCCACCGACAACTGGCAAGTTGAATCCCCGATGGGTGGAAAGCCTGATGGGAGTTCCGATTGGCTGGACTATGCCGAGTTGTGTGACAATCGAACTGATGAACTGCGACTACTTGGAAACGGAGTAGTCCCTGCTACTGCTGAATTGGCGTGGCGAACATTATACAAAAGGTTAAACAAATGAACATAGCAACCATGTTACAACATCCATCATCCATTGACCATTACATCCGCAACAACTGGAAATTGGTTCCTATTCCATTCGGTTCTAAGGGGCCGATGCACAAGAACTGGAATAAGATTGAAAGTTGTTTACAAATCGCTTCAGACTTACCAGATAACCATGGTATCGGTTTAGCACATGCCTATTCTGGGACAATGGCATTGGACATTGATGAATGGGATGTTGCGGTCATTGAACTGGAGAAACAGGGTATATCACTTGACGAACTATATGAAGATCAGGATGCGGTCATCATAGACTCAGGCCGTACAGGTCACGGTAAACTTCTCTATCAGATGCCATTTGGATTAACTCTCCCATCAAAGAAACTCATTGCTGAAAAAGATGGTAAGAAGTTCAATTACCTCGACTTCAGATGTGCCACATCAAATGGGTTAACTGTTCAGGATGTGTTACCACCATCCGTTCATCCCGATACCGGTAAACCTTATAAGTGGGCAGGTCGTGGGTCCTGGAGCAACCTACCAGTCATCCCTGATTCACTCCTCACCTTCTGGCAATCATTAATTGAAGAAGATAACACCCCAGATATTCATGATGGTGAATTGACAACATCATGGTCAGAGATTCAGTCAGTATTATTCCATATTTCACCTGATTTAGATCGTGATGAGTGGGTTAAGGTTGGCATGGCTCTCCATCATGCAGGTTATCAGGATAAGACATTAGACACTGCATTTGCATTATGGGATGAATGGTCTTCACAATCGGAAGAGAAGTACAAAGGTCCTAAAGACCTAATGCGCTCATGGCGCTCGTTTAATCCAGGTAACGGCATCACCATCAGTACATTATTCTACATTGCAAATGAGCACGGCTACACCAGACCTCAACCTTCAGCAGAGCACCTCTTCAGTGCAATTAACGAAAACCCTGATGATTTACTAGCTCCACTGGACCTCATCAACGGTTCAAAGATGAAAGCTCCTGAACTGGACCTGTCAATGTGGCCTGACGTATTAGCAACCAGAGCACAAGAGATTGCAGACCAGGTGGGTTGCGATCCCATCGTGCCATTATATGCAGGCATTGGCGCTTTGTGTGGCGTTGTCGATGCACGCACAAGATTGGAACTGTTACCAGGATTTAAAGTTGCACCAGTTTTATGGATGATGACAGTAGGAGCACCGGCGGATAAGAAAACCCCTGGTTCAGCTCCAATGATGACTATTCTGAATCAACTTCAGAAAGAAGATTTCGATCGTTACAAGCACGATGTTATCCAGTTCAAAGCACAAGAAGCTGCTTACGCTTCAGCACATAAAGCCTTTACCGAGTTCCACTCATCACCTGAGGCAATATTATCTTCAGAAGAAGGACCAACGCTACCAGACGAACCACAAACACCAATCCCGCTTAAATTATCGGTATCAGATATAACCTCACAGAAACTTGTCCGTTCAGTAGCAGATCGTCCCCATGGTGTTATCTGTTATCTTGATGAAATGAACTCCTGGTTCAACAAGGTTATGGATAAGCGTTCAGGGGAAGACCGATCGTGTTGGGTATCCGCTTTTGAAGCTGCACCGTATTCAATGGAACGTGTCGGAGCTGGATCCATTTACTGTGACAATTTCGCAGTATCAATTTATGGTAACGTGCAACCAAAGGTTTTAAGTAACTGTATCAGTAACCTCGATGATGATGGACTGATCCAGCGCTTCATACCTGGTATTCTACGGACTAAAAAGACAAAAAAGGGCAATCCAGTACCAGATTATCTAACATCTAAAGATCAGTGGGAGAACGCTATCAGAGTTGCTTTCTCCATACCACCTATGAATTACACTCTCTCTTCAGAAGCATATTCAGAGTTTCGCCAGTTCCAGCAATGGTATGAGGATACCAAACAAGAATACGTTCTTATAAAGATGGATGATACTTTTATGTCAGCATTCGGTAAGATTGAAGGAATGACTGGCAGACTAGCATTACTGTTCCACCTATTGAATAATCCCATGAATCCTTCAGTTTCCCTTCAGACGATAAAACAGGCCATTGCTGTAGCCAAAGAGTTCCTGGTCCCAACTTATAAATATGTTTATGGTGAATTAACCGGTCAATCAAACGAGCAATTAGAAAACTGGATAGCACAGCATATTCTATATAACTCCGAATGGATGGAAACCTTTACAATATCAGACCTTAAGCGGTCCGCACGTCGCAAACTACCAGCTAACACAAATAAGGCTTTCCAAGAAAACTTACTACAGACGGCACTATATCCACTGGAACAGGCTGGATGGATTAAACAAATAGAAGACACCGCCAAAACAACAAAATACGCCATTAATCCTGCTGTATACGAATCATTTAAGGAACACCGGCAAAGGGTTATAGAAGTTAAACAAAAACACCTAGACCATATATACCGCTATGCCAATGATAAAGATGGTAAGCGGAGACTGATAAAAGGTTATCAGGATTAGCAGAATATAGGTAAAAATAGATTGTTTTGGTAAATGTATGTAGTTGGTAGGTTAAACGATAAAAAGCCCTTAGAATTGAATCTAAGGGCTTTTCTGTTATCTATGTTTTATGGTTCGCCTGCGACGTTGGAACAATTCAAGAATTAATAGAAGTATTTCCATGTTTGGCCTCGTCGATTAGTTGGTTATGTATGTCCGGTGCAATAACAGCTAACATTTCCAAAACATCAATCAACTTGATCAATGCGGCACTTGGCGTTCTATCGCCTGATAACCATTTGACAACCGTTGCCGGTGGCACTCCTAGATAACAGGCCAAACCCTTATTACTTAACTTGTTGGCCTGTTTAATTGCTTTCAATCGCTCTTGCATATTAATACTCCATTATCTTTACAACGTTGTTTAAATGACGTGGAAAATGTATTTTTCCAGTCGCCCCTCAATACCAAGTTTTCCCAACTTCTACTTAAGAATTTTAATAAATCTTGTTCTGGTAGATAACCTATAAAAACTCTTGTACCGTTTGGCTCGGTGTACTTGTGAACGTTAACAAGCTTACTATCCTTAAGCCCTAAATCGTATTGTCTTTCAAAAGTAAATGTTTTCATAGTAATACCCCATTTTAGGCAATGTTTCGTTAACAAATACTTGGAATAAATACCAAGCTATATACAAGCATAGCAGGCAATATAGTGTGTTCTGTATAACTGTTTTCATAATCTTAGTTCTCCCATTATTAATAGCTAAATTTTTTATTACCGAACAACTCCCGACGTTGGTTATGAAAAAATTTTCTTGCGTCGGTCAAAGTATCAAAGCATTCCCAAAACAACCGCCATTTGTTGTTGTGGTCAAAACCGAAAACTTTCCAGCAGCAACTATCATGCGATAATTCAAGTTTTACATTGTTATGTTCTGCAACCTGTAAATAACCGCAGTAAAAAGAATAAGCGGATAATTCGCCGTTTTTGTTTCTAAACTTGTTTTTCTCTTTTGGTAGTTTCATTTTATTAAATCTCCCATACTTTTAGGTGTTACGTGGTTTCCCCACCAATAATTTAACCAACTATCAACGATACCGTTTCCATATTTATACTTTATACCGAGTAAAATTCTATGTGAATCGCTGACAACAGGTGATTGATTTTCACAATAGTCGAGGTATTCAACCATTTCTTTATTAAGTGATTTGATATTGATCATAATATTTATCCCTTCTTTACCCGGTTAAGTCGTTTGATAGCTGTTACAATCTCTGGCGACTTGCAAATATTGACCAGGTTAATTTTTAAAGACAACCATTTGTAGTCCTTTGCGGTTAATACATTGTGACGACATTCGTAGATATCCCGCCAGTCATAACCGGCCTCAAAGATTAAAGCATTGGTATTGCTACTGTGCGGCGTATCAATTAACAAGCTGTTACCGGTACGTGTATTAGTGATACGTGACAACCAGTATCTATTTCCATAACTATCAACTTTGTAAGAATGCTCAACGATTATCTTAATTTGATGTTTTGACATAATTCTACTTCTCCTATTTAGTTAGGTGTAATGCTGCAATAACGATAAAAAAGAATAACAGGACCAAACTATCCATTATATCACCACCATAAATGGCTGGCTTATGGTTCGCAGCTCTTGAGCTGTTACGGTGTAGGTTCTGTTGTTGATCATTATTTTATACATAATATCTCTCCCACTGGGTTAGTTGTTGGTTTTTGTAACTGGTAGGTAAGGTTATATCCCATTGGGTTGCTTTGTGTCAATGGTTTAATACATAAAAATGTAAATAAAGTTATTCTTTTTATCCTGTTTAGCAATATCAACTACTTAGAGCATAAATGATACTATGTATTATAATGTGTGACAACTGTGTCTTTAGATTTGAGATATGGGGTAAAAACCCACTGGGTAAAAATAGGTTTGACAAGTGCACAGGAAAGATACCTTTGTCACACATGAGGATACAACGGGGACAAATGATACATTGTATCCTTTTTACCTGTTATCCCATTGTCTATTGATATGTGACAATATGACAGAATCACCATACCCCAACGGGATACCCTGCCCCATTGTGCAATGTTACATAATGTGTAGCATTTGTTAACTGTGACAAAGTAGCACTATTCCCCACTGTATCTATTAACCCATTGGACAATGCTGGTTGACCTGGTTGATCAGGTTATCGAGTGCCTTTGTCACAGTATCCCACTGGGTTCTATTGATTGAGCTGGCTGGTCGGCTGGACCAAGGGGGGGGGGACCCCTGAATCGAGTTACCTGCGGAGGCTTAGGGGAGGTAACTCAGACCCTACATAACTTTTTTAGAACTGGGAACCCAATGGGTTATTCAATCCTTTACTAATTTAACCAGTAGAAACATCGACCTTCCAGAAAAATATAAAATAAAAATTTTGAAAATGAGAACCCATTGGACAAGTAGAAACATCTATTCCTGATACCACGTGCACCATCCATTACCCCTTGATAAGTATTTAACATTTGGTATATGTTGGTGTAGACTCACGTGTGACATATTATAATATGGAGGATTTTATGGAACCTGACCCAAGCAACCCAGACAACCAGCATAACCAACATAACCCGCATGAACCACCTGAAGAGATTAAACGAGCTAAACAGCTTAACTATATGATCAACCATGGTCAGCTACCTGCTACTTCCCCGTTACCTGATTGGTTATCTGCTCAACCGCCTGCTATCCCGCATGGTGTGGCAGCGTTAACTCGTGAGCAGCGTGAACTGATGCACATGGATTTTGGTAATATATTTAGTTATTTTCTTGAGTGTTTGGTAGAGGGTGAAAATATTTGGAAGATATTTGAGGATGACCCACGCGGTTATACGTTCTCACAATTCATGCGATGGGTGTTTGCTGACCCTGAACGTGAGAATGCTTATAACAAAGCGGCTGAGATGAGTGCGGAGTTGTTGCAGCATGAGCTGATACCGATAGCAGATGGTATTGATACGATAGAAGAGATTGATAGGGCTAAATTGCGAATAGCTACACGTAAGGATGTGATGGCGTATCGTAATAAGAAGAAGTATGGGAATATTAAACAGGTTGAGCAGAATATTAATATAAACGTCCAAGAGGCGATGCAGGAAGCGGAGAACAGGATAATCGAGATTAACGAGGACAACACCTATGGCGAAGAATAATGGACCGAGTAGTAATGAGCAGGAGCTTATTACTAGGATATTGAGCTTCAAGTATGACCCTTTGGGGTTTGTCATGTATGCGTTTCCGTGGGGTAAAGATGGGACACCGTTGGCTAAGATTAAGGGTCCGAGGTCTTGGCAGAAGAAGGAGTTTATTCGGATTCGTGACCACTTGCGGGGTAATGTACGCCTAATGGAGATGGGTTTACCTCCTGTCCCGTTGTACTTGGCGATTAGTTCTGGTCGTGGACCTGGTAAGTCTGCGTTTTTGGCGATGTTGAACTTATGGGTTAAGTCATGTTGGATAGGGGCGACTGGGATTATTACGGCTAATACTGAGTCGCAGTTGCGATCGAGAACAATGGCGGAGCTTGGTAAGTGGCACATACTGATGATAAACAGCCATTGGTTTGAGAAGAACAGTATGAGTCTGCGTCCACGTAAATGGTTCAGTGACCTGATAGAGACTCAGTTGAAGATGGACACTCAGTATTACTACATTGAGGCTCAGTCGTGGAGTGCTGACAACCCTGATGCGTTTGCTGGGGCGCACAACCAGGTTGGGATGATAGTGTCGTTTGATGAGGCATCGGGTATTGACGATCCAATTTGGAACGTAACGGAGGGATTTTTTACAGATGTTAGTCCGTTGCGGATATGGGTGGCAATATCGAACCCTCGACGGAACACGGGACGGTTTTTTGATTGTTTCCATAAGGACAGTGAGTTCTGGGAGCATCGTTATATTGACAGTCGAACAGTGGAGGGTGTAGATGCCGGAGTCTATCAACGGATTGCAGACAAGTATGGTGAAGACCATGACATTACCCGTATTGAAGTTAAGGGGGAATTTCCGAGAACCGGTAGTAATCAGTTTATCAGTCGGGAAATCGTTTCGGATGCGGCAGAGAGACTTGTTGATACAGATGGGGATTATCCCCTGTTGATGGGGGTTGACGTTGCCAGGTTTGGTGATGACTCCAGTGTGATTAGGTTCCGCAGGGGTCGGGATGCCAGGTCGATACCCACTAATCGATACAAGGGTTTGAACACAATGGAGCTGGCTGATGAGGTTGCTGGCTTGATTAATGAGATGAACCCTGATGGAATATTTGTTGATGGTGGTGGCGTAGGTGGTGGTGTTGTAGATAGGTTGAGACAACTCGGATACAAAATTATAGAGGTTCAATCGGGTGAGAAGGCGAGGGATTCTGAAAAGTATTTGAATAAGCGGGTTGAGATGTGGGGTGAAATGCGGGACTGGTTAATGTATGGCGCAATAGAAAATAATCAGAATCTTGTTGACGACTTGACTGGACCTGAATATAATGTTGACCTACGTGGTAGATTAAAGTTAGAAACCAAGGATAATATGAAGAAGCGTGGGTTGGACAGTCCTGACGATGCTGACGCCCTTGCTCTAACTTTTGCGGTTCCAATACCAATGAGGAATAACCGATCTATGACAAATTCATATCACCAGATGCCAGCGCCAATTAAGGTTATGGGTAAACGATAGAGGCTAATATGCTCGAACTTGAAGAAATTAAAGAGAAGCATGATAAGGCTTATAGCACTAATCAAGTGACCCGTGAACGTGGTTCTGATGATTTGGTGTTTTACTGGATTACCCAATGGGATGATCAATTACTAGAAGGTTCACAGCTTGCTTACCGTGGCGAGTTCGATGTCTTGCGGAAAGCAGGTCGGGATATTATGTCCGACTTGACCATGAATCCAATTCAGGTTGACTTCCACCCTAAAGATGAGAATCGTAAAGGTGCTGCTGATGTACTGGATGGGATGTATCGTACAGATTCAGTTAACAACCTTTCTCTCGAAGCATTTAATAATGCGCAGACTGAGGAAATTGTTTGTGGATTTGGCGCATGGGAACTTTACACTGAATATGAGTCTTTAAGATCTGAGAGTAACAACCAAGTAATTCGTCGTAGACCTATCTACGAGGCGAACAACACTGTATTTTTTGATCCCAATTCACGATCCCTTGATAAACATGATGCTAATTACTGTTCTGTCATAACAGCATACTCCCCTGATGGTTATAAAGAGTTTTATGAGGAATTAACTGGTGAGGAGTGTGATGAGATTACTCCTGAATCATTTAAGACCCCTGAACAGTCATTCGCTTTCCCGTGGATTGAGGGTAAGGGTGAGAAAGTTTATATCGCTTCTTTTTATTATCGTGAGAAAATTAAAGATAAAATCATCACCATGTTAAATCCTGTTGGTCAGGAAACAAGTTTGTTTGAATCTGACCTTGATGATGTTATGGATGATATGTTGGATGGTGGATATGAAATAATCAGTGAGAAAGAGGCTGAGCGGTATCAAGTAACTAAATATATTTGCTCGGGTCGTGAGATTATTTCTGATCAGATTATACCGGGTGAACATATTCCTGTTATACCCGCCTACGGTGAACATGCTGTTGTCGAGGATGAGGAGCATTGGGAGGGAATTACCCGGTTAGCTAAAGACCCTCAAAGATTACGGAACTTCCAGTTATCTTATTTGGCCGATATTGTATCCCAATCTCCACGTAATAAACCAATTTTCAATCCTGAGCAGATTGCAGGGTTTGAGCACATGTACCAAGAGAATGGTGCAGATAACAATTACCCATACTTGCTCCAGAACCGCGTTGCTCAGGATGGCACACCTTTACCAATTGGCCCTGTTGCTCAAATGCCTGAGCAGAACGCCCCTAGTGCTCTGATTCAGTCTATTCAGTTATCACGACAAGCTATTGAGGATGTTGCGAATCCTGGCACACCGCAGGACTTAGCTGACCCTGATATATCAGGTCGTGCTGTTTATGCTCTACAGAACAAGATTGATAAGCAATCTACCGTTTATCAGGACCATATGAAATCTGCTAAACGTCGTGATGGTGAAGTTTACGCATCAATGGCTGCTGCGATTTATGATGTCCCACGTCCTGTAACATTGACAAAACCGGATGGTACTCGGATGAGTGCCAAAATGATGGAAACAGTTGTCGATGGTGAGACTGGTGAGATTGTTGTTCTGAATGATATTTATAATCAGGAATTTGAGGTCTATTCTGAGATTGGTCCATCATACTCCTCCAAGAAAGAACAAACTGTTGACCGGTTGATTAATATGATCCAGATGATTCAGCCCGGTGATCCAATGCAACGAGCAATCATTTTGAAACTTGTTGAGTTATCTGATGGTGTTGACCTTAAAGATATTCGGGATTATGCTCGTAAACAGTTAGTGCTCAATGGGTTTAGAGATCCTGAGACTGATGAGGAAGTTAAACTTCTGGCTCAAGCTCAACAGGCTGGTAATAAACCATCTGCTGAGATGTTATTGGCAATGGCCGAGATGGAGAAAGCTAAAGCTGATCAAGCTAAGGTCCAGTTGGACACTCAGAAAGCTGGCCTTGAGCTTCAAGTCAAACAGCAGAAAACTCAAATCGATATGTTCAATGCTCAAACCAAACGGATCGATACTCAAATTGACGCACAAGAAGCGGGTGCTGATATTAATATGACTCGTGTTGACACACTTGGTAAACAGATCGATAACCAAATGAAAATTCGTGAGTTTAAGAAACCTGAAAATAAATCAGATGCCGAATTGATGCAGTCAGTATTCGGCTAATGCAAGCTAGGTGAATCCCTAGTGCTACAGAGGCGACCTGTCAGTGGGTTTACACTGATCGACCGAAAGGGTTTAGGAAATGTCAGAAGAAGAATCTGTGCAGACAGAAGAATCTGTTGAGGTTGAAGCTGAAGAAGTTGAGGAGATTGAAGAATCTCTTGAGACTGATGAAGTTGAAACCGAGGATCAAGTACCAGCGTGGATGAGTGAAGACAGTGATGAAGAAGAGTCAGAGTCTTCTGAAAATGTCCCAGTTGGTGCCCTGTTACGGCAAAAGTCAAAAGTCAAAGCCTTACGTGGTGAGATGACTGAGAAGGATGATGAACTTGAGCGTCTAAGGCGTGAAAATGAGGAACTTAAGGCTTCTAAAGCGGTTCCAGTTGCTACTGAGCGACCAAAGCGACCCCGACAGCTTGATTTTGAAACCGACGAGGATTACGAAGCAGCTCTTGATAAGTATGAAGATGATCGTGAGCAATGGCGTGAATCTAAGACTCAGACTACTTCACAGGTTAAACAGCAGCGTGAGCAATTCGAGAAGCGAGTAAGTGAAGATGTTGACTCTCATTACGAGAGGGCTGAAAAACTCGTTAAAGAGAATAGCATTAAACCGGAGGTTTATAAAAAAGCTGACACTGTTGTTCGACAGACTGTTGACTCTGTAATGCCCCAAATGGGGAGTGTTATTGTAGATAATCTGATTTCCATACTAGGTGAAGGTTCTGAGAAGGTGATGTTCTATCTAGGACGTAATAAATCAGCTCTTAGCCAATTCACCATGTTATTGAATGAGGATAAGAGTGGTTTGAGAGCAACTGCCTATCTTGGTAGAATCTCAAGTCAAATCGAGGGTAACGTGAAGAAAACAAGTCGTGCTCCCGCTCCTGCGGTTAATCCTAAAGGTGATGCTGTTAGTGGAGTGAAGGTGGGCACATTGAAGAAAAAATATGACGCTGCCCATAAGAAAGGTGACACTTCGACCGCTTTTAAGTTTAAACGAGAAGCTAAGAAGGCTGGTCACGACACTTCTGGTTGGTAAAAGGAGAATAAAAAGTGGCTTTAACTACTGGTAAAACTATTGAGCTTATTTTTGAGAATGCTATTGAGACTTATGAGAAGCAGGACCAACTGCTTCCATTGGTTGACTTTGAACAACCTGATCCTGCGAAAATGCAGAATGCAGGTGACGTTGTTTGGCGCTCAGTCCAACAACATGCCCCAATCATCTCTGGTTGGGATTTAACTGGTGATGAACAAGACATCATTGAAGAAACTTATCCTTCAATCCTCGGCACTCCTACCAATGATTTGGTTAAACAACGTGCTGATAATATGCGGGATGAGCAGTTCTGGAAGCGTCGGGGTATTGAGTCCGGTCGTCGTCAGGCAACCGAGCTTAACAGCACTATTGCAGATCGTATTGCTGTACAGGGTTCACTGTTCTACAACAGTGCCGCTACCAGTGGTTATGATTTCATTGGTGAAGCACAGGCTATTATGAACGAGCGTCAGGCTTATAAGTCCGATCGTTGCTTCGTTCTTAATGATCGTGATAACTTGACATTCGCTAGTGATTTGGCCGGTCGTCAGACTCTTCAGGGTCGTCCTGAAGAAACCTGGTCAAAGGGTCAAATTGGTGCAAATGTAGCCGAGTTTGATGTGTTCACTGGTTCTTATCTACCCACTATCACTGGTGGTGCAAGTCCTGATACTACTGTAACTGGTAATCAGAGTTTTGCTCCTGAAGCGGGTACAGTTAATACTGCTACTGGTGTTGTCACTAACGTTGACTATCGTACTGCTGACATCCCTGTTGCTGCTTCTGGTGGATACAATGTTGGTGATAAGGTAACTATCGGTGCTGTTCAGTCAGTAGGTCTTGCTGATAAGAACCCCACTGGTCAGCTAATGACTTTCACCATCGTTGCTAAACCTGACGCAACTACTATCACTGTGTACCCTAAACCAATCGCTGCTGATGATGCTGCTCTGGATGACACCGAGAAGGCATACGCCAACATTGATACCACTATTGCAAACGCTGACGTGGTTGCTCGTCTGAACACCGATGCGAGTAAGAAAGCTAACTTGTTCTGGGACAAGAGTGCAATCGAGGTTCTTGGTGGAACTATTCCAGCTAACTTGTTTGCCGACTTCGGTGGTAACAAAGTTCTCAGTGAGACTTTGAGTAACGGTTTGGAAATGTACATGTTGTATGATGGTGACATTGTAACTATGGACTTCCGGTTCCGTATCTTTACATGGTATGGTGTAACTGTTCGAAACCCACAAAACTGTGGTCTTGCCGTACTCTAATATTATTCAGGGGAGAGCTTAATCGCTCTCCCCCATTTCTAAAGGTAACACTAATGGCTACGATTCTTTGGAAAGACGGGGAGTCTCAACAATTTGATACAAAAAAGGTTCAGAGTGCCCTTGCTTCAGGTTGGTGTGTGACTGACGAAAAAGTGGTTGATGACCCTGTTGATATCAGTGATAAAACGAGTCAAGATTTCAGCATTAGGGTTGCAGAACCAATCATTGAAGGTTTTGAAACCATTGATGAAGTTGAGAAATTTTGTATTGGTGATGAGCGCAACGGTATCCAAAAAGCAGCGTTGAAGCGCATTACTGATTTATGTGAATAGGAGCAAACATGTCTCTCAAGATCGATATTATTAACAATGCTTACAAACGGGCAAGAATTAGCGGTCTAACTGTTCAACCGACTGGTGAGGATGTCCAGTTGGCATTGGATCGTCTTGAGAGCATGGTTGCTGAATGGGACTCCATAAATATTGACATTGGTTATAAATTTGAAACAACTCCTGACCCTAACACTCCCCACAATGTTCCAAGGAAATACTGGAACGCTTTGGAGACAAATCTAACACTCCGTATTCTAGCTGATTTCAATAAACAAGTGCATCCAACACTCATGGCTGAACAGCGCACTTCGTACTCATCAATGATTGCGTCAACTGCACAAGTTAATAGAGCTGCATACCCATCAAGACAGCCTGTTGGTAGTGGTAATAGACTCGCAGGTAGATCAAGACGTTATTACGGGGAGGATTCAACATTACCTGTATCAAGTGCTATTGAAAAACTACAGGTTGGTGAAATTAACGATTACACTTATAGTTTTGCTGATTACCTTTTACAGTCTGAGACTATTTCAACTTATTCAGTTGTGGCAGGTGATGGTCTTACACTACTAAGTGAGGTTCTTGTATCATCTGTTATCAGTTATCAACTTGAGGCGGTGAGTTCGCAGATAAGTACAACTCTTGAAATTGAGATTGAGACAACCGGTGGGCGAAAAGAAAAACGGACTATTTATTTCGAGGTTTCGGAATGAAAGTTAATATCATAAAGGGTGATAAAGTTGGTGAGAATACCGACTACCGTGACAACTTGCCTGTTAATATGTACGGAGTCGAGAAGGTAATTTTTGGCTCAGTTGGTTACATGCGTTGTTACCCAGGCTTAACCAAAATCGCAGATGGTGTAGGTACGGATAGGGGTGGTTTCTATAATGATCGTCAAGAAGAGCATTTCAGGGTTTCAGGTCAGAAACTCATTACGGTGGCTACTGATGGAACAGTTACCGAATTAGGTACCGTATCTGGGACAACTCAGGCTCGACTATGCTACAGTTTTAACACTCAAGCTGTAATTACAGATGGTAATATGTATCTGTATGACCCTGCTGGTGGGTTTAGACAAGTTACAGACCCGGATCTGGGCAGTCCAATTGATGTTGTATGGGTGGACGGTTATTATTTCCTAACCGACGGTGAGTATATTTATCACACTGACATCAGCGATGAGGAATCCATTGATCCTTTAAAATTCGCAACTGCTGAGTTCATGCCTGATGCTTCACTTGGTTTGGGTAAAACTCAAGATAATAAAGTCATAGTTTTTGGTCGATACACCATTGAGTATTTCGTAGATTCTGCTACTGAAAACTTTGCGTTCTCTCGTGTTGAAACTAGAGCGCAAAAAATTGGTATTGTTGCGACTCATGCTAAATGTGAAGTCGGTGGAACATGGTACATCACAGGGGGTCGTAGAAATGAATCAGTTGGTGTTCATAGAGTAGGTTTAGGTGCGACTGAAAAAATATCATCTCGTGAGGTTGATAGAGTCCTTGCTCAGTACACCGAACCTGAATTAGCTGACATGCGAATGGAGTCTCGTAAAGAACGGGATATGACGTTCGTTATCCTCAGATTACCTAATGAAACATTATGTTTCAATGAGAATCTAGCGTCTGTTGCCGGTATTGAATCAGCATGGTCTATTCTGAAGACAGATATTACAGGTGATACTAAGTATCGTGGGGTTAATGGAACCTATGACCCTAGAACGAACCAGTGGGTTTATGGTGACAATATTAATGGCAACATTGGTAAACTGGATGAAGAAGTATTTACACATTATGACCAAAAGGTTGAATGGTTGTTATACACACCATTCCTGAAGTTGGAATCGACTTCCCTTGATGAAATTGAGATTCAGACCATCCCTGGTCACACTATCGACAATGATGCCACTGTCGCGGTATCCTTGACTATGGATGGTTTAACGTATAGTAAAGAGTGGTTCCAAATGTATGGCGAACCTTCTGATTACAATCAACGATTCATTATCCGCAGACTAGGTTACGTTAACAATTGGATAGGTTTTAAATTCAGAGGTGTAACCACATCACGTATGGCATTCGCTGCGATGGATTTACGTAATGGGTAAAACTACTGAAGAATTGAGAGGTTTGGTCCTAAGTGCTGTTGAGCTTAAGAATTTGACTCAATGGCCTTCTGCTTTAGTTGAAGATTACCTGAATTTGATTGACAACCTTATCAATATTTCAGAAGCAGTTGACACCAAAAGTGGCATTATTAAACAGACGGTAATTGTGTCAACATCTCCATACACACCAACAACAGAAGATCAGGTTATTTTTGTTGATACTGATTCTTCACCAATAAGCATCTCATTACCTGTTGGGGTTGAGGGAACCGATTATCGGATAATTAATGCGGGGAGTTCTGGTAATAATGTGACAGTTATCCCAGCATTAACTGATAAATTGTTTGGTGAGAACGCTAGTGAATACATGATAGATTCGGAAGTGTTTGACATGGTGTTCAATGCTGACAAAGGGTGGCACTGATGAGTATTATAAGAGAAGTAAATCTTGGTGGTTCATCGGAAGTACGAGTGAATAATACAGGAATTGATCCTATTCCAGTGAATCTTGATCGAATTTACGGCAAGGGGTTGAATCAAGACTACTGTGATATTGACGGTTTTACTGGTGAGATAACTGATTTTTTTGAAGACTTAAAAACAACAAGCATTAACACTTCAACAGATAATCCTAAAGTTCTCAAATTCTGGCTTAATCGTACCACACGTATAAACCAAATTGGATTTGGGTGTGATGACTTGGGTTATGACTTCTCTAACATAGTATTCAAGGCATTGGGTTCTGGTGAGGAGGTTCGTTATACTAAAGACCTATCTAGTGACAGTACCAAACGAAATAGTTATCTGTTAGAGCTACCTGATTTAGCTTTAAATGGCTTCATAATTGAGTTCCACACGGTTGATCCAGTGGGCCTATCAAATCTTGTGCTGTTCAAAGTAAACAGTGTGTTAGCCAGCTTGCAGGCATCCAACCCTGATGATGATGTTGTTCCAATCGGAGCATCTGATTCTGGCAACCTTAAGATAACGGATGCAGAGAGTGGTTTAGCTATAGCTAAAGGTGAAGTAGTTGGTTCAACATTTATCCATAAATTCGGTGGTGCTCCCGACTTCGACGAGGGTGACGGTCAAGTAACCATATGGGATGGGGCTGATGACAGCGGTATTGATGAAATGCTTTATAACTACTCTACGACCAATGATATTGACAGCCTGTCGAGTGACAGCGCTTCTGATACCGTTGATATCGAGGTTCAGGGATTAGATGTTGATTATAATGTAGTTGTACAGACTGTCACTTTAACCGGGCAAACTCGTGTAGCATTAACAACTCCATTGATGAGAGTATTCAGGCTAAAGAATGTCGGCTCAGTTAACCTAGTTGGTGATGTTTATTGTTACGTGAACACAGCGATATCAGGTGGAGTACCTGTAGATACAACTAAGGTTAGGGCAATAATCCATTTTCCAAACAATCAAACACTGATGGCGGTCTATACCATCCCTGCCGGGTACACTGGCTATATGCGAGACTGGTACGCTGCAACTGCCGGGTCGTCGAAAGATAGCAACTACCCTATAAGGTTAATGGCTCGTCCCCTTGGTCAAGTATTCCAGTTAAAACACATTGCGGCTTTAAGTGACTCAGGTACAAGTCAAATTCAGCACAAATATGAGGAGCCTGAAGTTTTTGCTGAGAAGACTGATATCGAACTTAGGGCAGCAATGCTAGCAACAGGTGGTACCGGAGCTGCTGTAGCCGGTGGGTTTGACATTGTACTGGTGGCAAATGTTTAAACATGTTATCGGTGGTACAGGTGGTCTACCGACAAGTGAGAACTATTTGAATTTCCAATGGGTAAGCCCTGAGTGTAATATTTTATTCTCGGTGACTCAGATGGGTAAGGCACTAAGTTGTCATTTTACCTCAGATAAGTCAGGTTTACGACACTTGAGGCAAGCAATCAATGAATTTGCTGTTTTTTGCTTCGATATATTCCCTTGGTCGTGTATGATAATAGCTAGAGTGAATCGTAGAAGTGTTGGTAAATTAATAACAAAATGCGGTTTCGAGAGATTAGTTGGAAATGGGAACAACGTGGTTTATATAAGAAGGAGATAAACATGGGTGACATTGGTGGATTTTCAGACCCGTTTGGTATCATTGGTGGGGGTAATGATGATGCTGCTGAAGCATCTATTGAAGCATCACAATTACAAGCTGACTACCAGCAACAGGCTCTTGATTATTTAATGCAGCGTGAGGAGCTTCCACAGGAGCTTCGTGAAGACTCACTTCGTCAAATTGCAGGGACTTATGGTGTCGAAGGTGGCACAGGCTCTCAACAGGAGATGATTGATCGAGCTAAAGGGTCTGCTCTATATTCTAATATAATGGGTGGTCAACAGGCTGGTGAAGAAGCGATTCTTCGTAATGCTGCTGCAACAGGCGGCCTTCGGTCTGGTAATGTTCAAGAGAATCTCTACGATTACAATACACAACTTCAGAATCAGGCATTGCTCCAATCATATAACCAACAAATGAGTGGTTTAGTGATCGTGACTGGGAAAC